CCATAGTAATACCTTCAGTCTGTGCATTACCAAGAATATCTGTTCCTGTAAGCGTAGCAGTAAGAGCTGAGTCATTACTACCTGATGTTAATGTAACAGCCGAAGCCATTTCAAAACCACCCACAGCCGTAATGCCTGGGACGTTTGCTGTAGTATCTACAAATGTAACATCAGTTGTTGCAGCTCCATTAGAGCCAGTAACAGCTAATCTATTAGCATCAGTTGTAACTATTATACTAGCAGAGGTAATTGGAAAAGTGCCCGCATTCGTTATGAACGCAGCGTCTCTTACATTGGTACCTATAGTAGTCCCTGTTGTGTTCTGTATCGGTCCTGTTGTAATAGGTCCCGAAAAGTTTGTTTTTGCCATGATTATAATCCTCCTAGTTTATATAGATCTAGTCTCTAGGCCGTCGACTATACGCGTCTAGATCTAATTAATAATTGTATAGTAATTCATCTATACCCCAAATTTAAATTTGGCGCAAGGTATCTTGTAGTAAAAAGTTGATTTTTGATAGCGCTTAAGTGGCTATCGAAACTTCAGCTTGGGCTTCGTTTATTTTAGTTTGACGAGTATCATCTTCAAACTCTTTGGCAATGATCTCTTTAATAACATCCTGGATTTGTCTATTGATCTCAATCATCCGAATATTATGCTTCCCTGACTTCAGGTGCTCGTTTTGCCACTCTAGTTCCAAGGACTGTTTCGTAATGTACAGGTCTTCCGTCATTTATAACCTCCTCATAGGTTATCCATTTACCACGGGTAAATCCATCTTTCTCCAGTTTTACCTTATTTTGTCCTAGTTTGTCAAGGATTGATTTTTCAACCCCTTCCTTACTATCTTCAGCCATTACATTAAAATCAGCATAATAGCCTTCAAAACGGATTTTTACTCGGAAGTTTTTCATAGGTCTAATTTCTTACTTTATAAACGAAATGAGGCCGTTTTGAGGCGGCCTCATCTCTAATGTTATTACGCTCCTGGTGAAGCGAAAATACCTCTAGGATCGGATACGCCAAAAACGTATCTTTCTCTAGCTTTGTATCTCACGTTGCCAGTATCGAAGTCGCCTTCCATTGCAGTTGTCAATGGAGCACGGTTGAACATTTTCATACCATTAGGTACGTCTGTAATGATGTAAAATGCATCAGTATCAGTTAAGAAATTATTCACTCGATATCCTTGAGGAATCATTCCCATAGATTTAGTTGCATTGATATCATTATCAGCTGTTCCCACTCTGCCTTGAGATTTAAATAATCTTTCAGCAGTAAATTGGGTGTTAGAAGGAATGATCATTTTCACTCCTCTAGCAGCAATTTTAAGACCTCGTTCGTCAGTCATTGCAGCAATGTCTATTAAAGCTTGCTCCATTGACGTTTCATTAAGATCCGCCGCAGTTGCTAAAGTATTACTAAATACTCCTGCAATCGTCGGGTGCTCAGTACTAAATAAAGTTACAGCGTCTCCAGTCTTAAAGCTACCAGATGGTAGACCATTAATTAATGGATTGACTGCTTTTACTTCTTTAGCATTGCTCATAGATCTTGCTAAAGCTTTTGTATAACGAGAAGCAATTCTATCGTAGAGATTATCTTCGATAGCTTCTTCTGTTATCGCAAATGCTAGAGCGATGGTCTCGTTAGTGTAACGTGCTGTAAAAGTTTCTTGAGCTTCGTCATATGATATGCCTTGCCCTTCCGCTTTTACATCAGCATTCGCAAATCCTGATAACATAACTTCCTCTTCGAAAGCTCTGTCAGAAGATTCTTGAACGTATATTTCAGCATGTTGATTTTCATACCGCTTGTATTCCAGCCCAAATAGTGCATTTAGGCCTGGCTCTAGTTCTTTAACTAGCTGTGCTCGTGATATTGCCATTTTCTATATGCTCCTATTACGCGCTATCCACAAACTCATTGTTATTCGAAACAGCTATTACGCTTAAGAAATTTGCTGTAATATCACTGTTACTAGGATCGTCTGCGATCCTTAACACTCTCCATGAGTAGTTTGTAGCGTGTGTGGCTCCGTCTATATCCAAAGTGTTTGAAGATTGTCCAGTAGTAGTACTACCTGCTACCGCATTCATATTGTATGTTTCCATGTGGCCTGCTTGTGCTAGCGCAGTATCACATGCAACTTGATACAATTGAAAAGGATTATCTAAAACAAACGCAGTGGTATCTTCGGAGTTTGCTGGAGTAACTGCAGTAATATAGCCATTCGCCCATGTCGGCTTCAAAGTTGTAGCCGCATTGTAAAATATGCCATTCAACACACCACACATAGATGTAGTTCCAGTGGTTACAACAGTACCTTCCGTCATATAACCAGCAGCTGAGACAACAGGTGCACCGTGATAAATTACAGCGGCGCTATATCCTGCGTCAATCTTATAAGCTGACTGACCTTGAGTTGACGGAGTATTACCTAATGTACCAACGGGAATTAATCCATAGCCTTGTGTATTGCTATTTGCCATTTGTTACTCCTATGTTTACAGTTTTACCTGTAAACGGTTAATTAAAATCGATGATAGGGAATTGGTTGTTATCCCGAGAAAACTAGGTCTTCTTTGTACCACCGAAGGTTACACGAGATTGCCTATTTACATCAATAGGCATACTCTTATGCTCTTCCTTCATTAAATCGTGTTCTACCGCTTCGTCCTGACCTTCAGCTTGACGCTGAAAATATTCAGTTCTTTGCTTCGCGATTTCTTCGGGTACCCTTGCGAGCACAAGGCCACCTACCCCAATCACTCCCTTGTATTTTCCTTCAGTGACTACGGGATAATCAGTATCTTTATATTCATCGGCTCTCACCAATTCATAACCGGATCTTAATCTTCCAGAGATATTTTTAGTGTCTTGAAACCCTAAACTCTCTGCCCGTATCCATCTGTGCCTGAATCCATCAGGTGCAGGGGGTGCATCTAGAGAAGATGGAGGAGCCCACACTTTTGGTCTTTCAGTATTTGACCGTGTTTGGCTCGCACGAGAAGTTTCTTTTGTTTCTTTTTTCATATGCTTATGCTCCTTCCGTGAGTTTTATTTGTTTTGCATACTCTTCGAGTGGCACACCTAATTTTTTAGCTATTGCTACCTGTGAAGATGTGAGTCTCACAGTTGTGCGTCCAGGTCTTACACTTCTCTGAGCTGAAGCAACCAACTGATTGGTCTTGGACGTTTGCTCTATATCACCACCTTTAGCAAATTTATGGGGAAAGTCAACTTTTATTCTTTTATCTATTTCCTCATAGTATTCGTCAGACTTAGGATCAAATCCTTCTTTTTCAACTAGATCCTTGTGAATTTCGAACGCAGTAAAAGTCATAGGTCTGTCTCGTCCAAACCATTTATTTTTATCCGCCCAATCTTCAGCCATCGGATCAGCTTGAGGCATTTGTCTTGGTGTCTGTTGTGGTAATTGTCCACCGTCAGAAAGCTGCACAGGTTTTTCCTGAGCCATACTTTCTTTTCGTTGCTCCATTTTTGCATTATCAAATGCTAACGTAGCAATTCTTTTATTTGCGTCAACTTGAGCTTTAGCATCGCCCGCTTCAATGGCACGCGCTAATTCATTTTGCGCAGAATCCATTCCGGTTTTAATGTTATCCTCAAATTTTTTAGTAAAATCAGAATCCACTTTTTGAAATCTATCCTGATCCTCTTTTCTTTGATATTCTAAAGAAGAAGCATATTCAGTAGCGGCAGCTTCTCTACGTTCTGCTTCTCTCATTTTTCTTGTGAGTTTAGAAATACGTGATTGAACGCCTTTACTATAATCTTCTAATTTTTCATCTTCTTTTACTGGTTCTTCTTTTTCAACTTCCGTGATTCGTGGTTCTTCTTCCTTGGTTTCAACAACGGCCTCCTCTTTTACTTCTTCTACTGCTACATCTGTTTCAGGCCCTGATGTATCAATATCAACCAATTTTTCACTTGGTTTTTTTATTTCTTCTGGCATAGTTTCTCCTATGGTTAAAATTCGTGGAATATATCTTCAGGGTTATCCACGGTCGCTAAAACTTCATCATCATTAAGAAGTCTTATCTCACCCCCATCGATTTTAATTCGTGACCCGGCATATCTTGCAAAGATAATCCAATCACCTTTCTTACACCAGGGACCTTCTGGAAATTTTTCCTTATCATAACAATTTGGTCCTGTTGCAAGAACTAAACCACAAGTTGATGCTACTTGAGATTTTTCTATAGTACTATCAG